TGTAACAGTGGTAAATCCTGCCCCACCACCCGTAATATTCGTGAACTGACCCGTGTTGCCAGTAACAGTTGCACCAGAAACTTGATCTGTGAAGACACCGCTGATTCCAGTGACAGTACTAAAGCGTCCAGTATTACCAGTAACGGTAGTTCCGCTGAGATTTACAAAATTTCCAGAAGTAAAGTTTGCCGTCGTACCAGTGATGGTAGTTCCGCTTAAGGTGCCAGTAACACTGACGCCAGAAGTGAAAAACCCCGAGCCAAGAACCGAAAGATTCCCGGAAACAGTTAAGTTGTTTTGAACTGTGTGCCCACTAGTAATAAGTGTTCCAAATGTGCCTGTAGTTGCGTTGACGTTGGTTCCGGTAATGGTTGCGCCAGAGACTTGGCTGGTAAATACACCAGAAACACCAGTGACCGTAGAAGCAAGAATCGTATTTCCTGTAACGGTCGCACCAGAGATGCGATCAGTGAATACGCCAGAGACACCCGTGATATTTGCAAATTGACCAGTGTCCCCAGTAATGGTTGCACCAGAAATGCGATCAGTAAAAACTCCGGATACACCAGTAATGTTTGAAAATTGACCTGTGTTTCCGGTAATGGTTTGGCCTGACAGGAATGAAGTAAAAACTCCAGTCGCGCCTGTGACACTTGTGAAATTGGCCGTATTTCCTGTTACTGCAGCACCGGAGATCTGTCCAGTAAAGACACCAGAAGAGAAGTTGGCAGTCGCACCAGTGATCGTGGTACCTGTCAAAGTGCCAGTAACTGTTACGCCAGAGGAGAAGAACGAATTACCAAGCGCAGACAGGGTGCCGGAGACGGTTAGATTTCCTTGAATGTTGTGTCCACTGGCGGTCAGATTCTGAAACGTTGCGTTTGTTGCGTTTACCGTCGTACCAGTAATTGTGACGCCGCTTAGAGTTCCACTTACGTTAAGAGTTGTTTGAACGTAAACACCGCTGAAGTTGGCGACGCCAGTAGATGTAACAGTGTTAAGAGTGGTAAGACCAGTAACCGTTAATGGTGCGTTGATTGTGAGCGGACCAGTCATGGTCCCGCCACTAAGCGTTAAATATTTTGTGTTAAGGTAATTACTAAATTCTGAAAGAGTAATTTTCTTATTCTTTAACGTCGGGTCAACCTCAAACACCCGAACGAGAGTGAGCAGATCTAACTCGCTTAAATCTGCTCCTACAATTGAGGGCAGCTCAGTAATTCTCCTGTTTGCCACTTATAAAAATACGAAGCCTTATAAGTGATTATAGGAGGTCTAACCTCTTACTTTACTCGTACTTCAATTCGTGGTAAGTTTTGTGCTGCAAAGTTCCAGGCTGCTGGCACACCGTAAACCAGACCACAGGATACTGCAAAAATCAACAGTAGTTCTGCAATCGTCAGATTACGGCGAACGTAAACAACTTTCGTTGGAATTTGCAGTGGTTGATTGATTTCATATGCAACTTTTGGCTTTGGTTCCTGGGCTTGCTGTTGAGCGTAGTACTGTGCTACAGCCATCTCACGGGCTTGTTGCTTCATGCGCTCCAGATCTTCAGGAGTGATTTGACTAGGAACTGGAATCTGTGACTGCGGCGGCTCTTGACTACTGGTGGGAGCGGAAAAAAGATCTTCCATAAAACAAGCAGATTATCTGTAAAAAGACTAGCATTTAATCAGATTGATTGTTGGTATGACACACGGTTTGCGGAAGGGCCTTGAAGACATTGCCCATGAGCTGCAAAGTATTAAGCATATTCTTGCAGCGATGTGGCATGCACGGTACCAAAATGGGGAAACTGATCGGATAAGCCCTGAAGTTTACGCAGATGAGTACATTTCTACTGAAGAGTGCGCCCGTCGACTAGGAATCTCAGATCAAACGATTCGCAATTGGATTCTCGCTGGTAAGAAAAATCCAGAAAAGGGCTGGATCTACGGTGTTCACTACATCAATATTGAAGCTACCCAGGGACGCAAGCAAACGATCCGCATTCCCTGGAATCGATTGATCCAAACTTTTATCCGAGATACGAAACCAAGTTATTTAACTTTTTCTGGCAGTGGTGGCAACACTTTATACGATACTTACGCTCGAGACCGGAAAGACGATCACATCCCAGACCCTACCGTACCTAAAACCCCAGATTTTGATGAAGACCTGGACGAGGAGGGTTGATGAAGAACCGTTTTACCGGCCTAGAGATTGGTATCGTAACCTTAAAAAACTATAAAGAAACGTTACCGGAGTCTCTTGCGGTTCAAGTCGAGATGTTCTTGCCCCCATCCGGCTCTTTTGATGACCCAACCTTGCGTAGATACCTGGAAAACTTAAAAAATTATGAAGAAGAGGACCCTAGTTTTGCAATGACCCTGGCAAACAGGTTGCGAATGGCATTCCAAGACATGACGCCCGATACAATCTGCGGAAAATTCCCTAATGCAGACCTTCCCTTAAAAAGAAGACTCCGTTGTGTGGCTGAATATCTTATCAGGGCCGGAGAATTTGACAAAATGAGGGATGAAAACGGTAAATTATTAAAGAAACGTGGTGTTCTTGGTAAGTTGGTCGTTATCTACCAGCCGTTACCCAAGATGCGTGATACACTTATTCGTCAGGGACTGGTAAAAAAATGAATCGACGTGAAAAATTAATTGCTTCAGTGATTGGGCCAGAGCTGGAAGAAGATAAAGCAAAGATGTTGGATGCGACACTCCGTTTAATCCTTGGAGACATGGGCGGAATGTTCACAAAGTTCTGGGAAGCTGAAGGTCCTGGGGTTATGTGCTTCCAGCCCCAGCAGATGGAGCGTTCAATGTTCTACTTGACACTTAAGGAACTGCACGCTGCACAAGAAGAGTGTGAACGTGACAACAACGGTGACCTGGCAGAAACTTTTAGACGGATCCTTAACGCTGCGCAAAAGATTGATCCAGAAGAAAAAGCTGGTTATGTCTTAAATGATCAAGATGGTATTCGCTATTTGGAAATAGCGTATGACCAGACCAAAGATGTGATGATCAAAGACTGATGCCTGCTTTTCTTGGCAACAAAAAAGTTGAAAACTACGAGTGGATCAGCAATCGTGACATGATTGATTCCGCTCATTTACTGATGGGCGGTATTGATCTGGATCCAGCTAGCTCAGCAAAAGCTAATGAGTATGTCAACGCCAAGAAATTTTACACACCAAAGGAAGATGGTTTGAACGAGATGGAGTGGCATGGGAATGTGTATGTGTTCCCTCCACGCCATTCATACTTTTGGCATGAGCAGTCCCAGCGGTGGAAAATGACCAGAGGTTTGTCTCCAACGTTGACTTCTGCTTATGCACTTTGGTGGCGCACTTTAAAAAGGAAGTGGGTCTCTGGTGAGATTGAACAGGGTGTGTATTTTGCTAATGCACCTGACATGTTTCTGTACTGTCAAGATATTTTTGATCACCCGATCTGTATCTTAAAGACGAGACCTATGCTGCATCAGCATTTTATTAACACAGGTGAGATCAAGGTTCGGAATACGTGCGCTTCTTTTGTTGTATTTCTTCAACCCAAGACAAATGTGACGGAAGCTACCGAACACTTTGTTGAGATTTACAGCCCCAAAGGCCGCGTTCTTGTCTGAGTGAGCTACACTTTGAAAGCTTAGTTGACGTTATGAGCATTCTTTCGGACAAGGAAATCAAGCAACTCGCCCTTGAAGAGGGAATGATTCAGCCGTTCCAGGATCGGTTGATTAGCGAACAAGATGGTCGCCGTTTGCTGAGCTACGGGTTGAGTTCGTATGGATATGATATCCGCCTCTCACCTAAACAATGCTTGATCTTTGGTCGCACTCAAGCAGGTGACTGCGACCCCAAAGCATTTGATGCAGATATTCTTAAACCAGCCGAGTTGCTGGAAGATGAAAAAGGTCAGTACTTCCTACTTCCTCCTTTTGGTTACTGCCTGGGTGTTGCAGAAGAGTACTTAGATCTTCCCAAAGATGTGACTGTAGTTGCTGTGGGAAAAAGTACGTATGCCCGATCGGGGATTATGGCAAATATTACTCCAGCGGAAGCACGGTGGAAAGGACACTTAACTCTTGAGATTAGTAACTGTACTGCACTCTTTAACCGCATCTATGCAAACGAGGGCATCTGCCAGTTGCTGTTCTTCCGTGGTAACGAATGTGAAACTGATTACCAAATGAGGAAAGGTAAGTACCAGGACCAAAAGAAAGAAGTTGTATTCAGTCAGGTTTAACTGAATCCTCTAAAGGTACCAGAAAATGGTTGGGGCTTCCGTGCGTAACTGACACCGCCTGCTTTACCACCGGAGTCCCCCTGACTGGGAAGAACTACACCATCGATATTTGCTTCGTTTCTGGGGGTTCTACCACGGATCTGTGGTTCATCAATCGAAGCCCTTTGCTTGTATGCACCAGCGGTTTTAGCTGCTGCCATGTACTTGGCTACTCGATCTTGTTGCCTGATATTTCGTACGTCTGTTTCGTCGGCAATCTCTCGTTCTGTTTCGTCTAACCGACGTATGTCAGTGTCATACGCCTGTTCAGGATTAAGGTCTGTTACCTCAGCTCCAGAGGTACCGGACTGATTCCTAGGGTCGTATGTGGGGTCTAAAAATCTTGCCATGTTATTATTTTACTTGAAGGAATTCAGGCCAAGATATAACAATGATGCACGCTGCGTCATCTATGAGCGACTTCTTAGATAACTTCATTGTTACTAATGATGAAGTAAAAAACAGGTGTTTAAGCCTGATGGATTTTGGCCAGGAACTGGACAACGAAAAGCACGACGTTCCGCTTCAAGACCTTTACAATAAAGGGCTAGTGCTCACCCAAGAAGGTCGTGAGCGCCAAAACCTACAACTTGAAGGAGGAGAGCGATGCGGTCTGACGGGATATATTCCGAGTATGGAAGAAGGGATGAAGATGGGCGCCAATCCGAAGCCCAGGTCTTTAGTCTTGGAACTGGAGGGGATGCCGGAGGACGAGATCGAGATGTCGAAACAGCGCCGTGGTTTAATCCGGTAGATCCGGAAGACGGGTGTAAGGACGGTTTCTGCCCTATGCCTCAACGGAAGGTTGTGGATGTTGTAAACCACCCCCCGCACTACACAGCAGAGGGTGGTATTGAGTGCATTGAAGCGATTGAAGCACAGCTAACCGCAGAAGAGTATCGTGGTTACCTGAAAGGAAATTGCGTGAAGTATTTATGGAGGGAGCGTCACAAGGGTGGTGTTGAATCCCTCAAAAAAGCTCGGTGGTATATGGATCGTTTGATTCAGTACTTAGAAGACTGACATCGGTTCGTCATCTTCTTCGTCATCATCGTCGTCTCCTTGACACATCATGGCCAGTTCCACGAGTTCAAGTTGAGTCGGGCAGTCAAATTCAAGTTCGATATTTTCGTCTTGAAGGATGTCTTTCACTGCTGCCCACTCGATCAGACGGCGTTGATAAAGGTTTAACAAGGCTGCGTACAACTGGTCCCAGGTCATTTCTTGTGCTTCAAGCTCTGCTTTGCGCATGGCAAATTGCAGTTGCAGAGGGAGTTCTAACTCGCGGGGACGAACAGTGTCTTCCATCTTGTTTGCTTTATCTTCAAATATTCTAATCCCACGAGTCAAATGATGATCCTTTCCAGTCATGCTCTTGGCCAAAATCAAAAGTGACTTCTAGATCAAACTGGTTTGCAAACTCAGCCAGAGTATAGGGATTGAGCTTTCGTTCCAGGGCTTCAATTGATCTGATCTGGTGCTCAGCTCCACCGTAATTGGAGAACGCACGCAGGAGAATACCTCCAGTTGGCGACAAGGAAGAGCGTATTTCTGATAGGAAAAGCGAAGATTCTTCTCTGCGTCGATCAAGGAGTCCACCTACCACCCTGTAGTAATGATCGAAGACCCAACGTGTGATTTGCTCTGCGGCACCACGCCAATCCTCAATTTCTACTGCATCAATGATGGGGCTGTAAAGGAATGGTTCCCAGCCAACGGAATGAATAAAAGAAATTAACGCATTAACCATTGAGTCATCAAGACCCAAGTTGAGACGCATCAATTCTTCGTTGATGACTTCTACTTCGTGGTTCAGATATTCCAGTGCCTTGCGTTCTGTACAGTAATGCCCTTGACGCACTGGTGCGCCATCAGGATAATATTGTGTTCCAAACCCTAGTGTGTAAGGAGTTGTTCCAGTACACGGATCTGGGTAAGCTTTTTCGCTAAACCCCTCATATTTCTTGATTAGTTTAATTGCCCGCGAAAAATCGGACATGAAAAATAGTTCAGCTATTCCCCATAATAGTCTTAATTAAAACTAACTGTTAGCCTTTACCTTGCCCACGGGACTTCTTGCGTCCATGAGAAGGTTTGGAGTTTTGTCCTTGTCCTTGTTTTGTTAACTTAGGACGAGACTCTTTCTTGGTTGACGTGTTGCCTTTTACTTTTCCCATTTAAATTACCACTTATGATTATTTATTCCAATTTAAGTTCAGCTAATTTTCCATTTTTATAGCGCCACCTACCTTTCACGAAAAGATGGCTTAACGGACAACCAGCCTTAAGTCTTCTTTGTAAAGTGTTAAAACTGAAACCGGAAATTTTTGCTGCATCCGTTAAACACATCATTTTACCTTTGTATTCAACTACTACATTGCTCCGCTTATTTCTACACTGTTCTTTATGAGTAGCCCATCTTACATTACCAGGTTCATAATGACCCAAATTATTAATGCGATCTAAGCTCATGCCTTCAGGTCTTTCCCCCAACTCTTTCCAAAATTGATCAAAACTTTCAAATTTAAATAACACGTTTTTATATGCACCGCGATGATTTTCATTGACTCGTTTTTTGGCTCTCCAATAACTTTTCCAAGCCCCCTTTTTTTGAGGATCGTGTCTTGCAGAAGGATTTTTTATATCTAATTTTCGCCCAGAAAAAGCACATGAACGACAAATCCATTGTTTTCCTTTGCGGTTGTATTGATCAATACGAATACGGCTTTCCGTATGACAACCTGGGCATTTTACGTCAACGTAGTTCCAACGTGAAGACATGCGTGAAGTAACTCTGGAATTATCATACCACTTAGGATCATCCATTTCACACGATGACTCCAATATCTTGCCGACATGATGTCCGGCTTTGCGTCTTGAGCGTTATGTCGTGCGTAATAAGATTTACGCCTAGCTTTATCTTTTTCAGTTGTAGGGTTTTTGCCTGCACCTTCCACACCTTGCTGGCCAAAGCGAATAATTTTTTCTTCCCCATCTTTACATGCTTTAACCACATGTGATTTGGTGGGGTGACCAGGTGTTTTCCTTGGCTTGTTGCAAGCCATGTCATCTTTCGCTAGCTTAGCTGCTTTCGCTGCTTTCTTACGTTTATCTGACATCAACTAAGCCCTTTAAACATAGATGTGAATTCATTCAAGAATCCTTGACCAGCTTTTGATTTGGTCGGCAATTCTTCATCCTCATCAATTGTAAAATAACTAGACCTTGTTGATTCTTCCTCTTCTTCTCCTTCACCAAAGAAACTTTCAATCGTACCAAGAGAGGCAAATGGGTCAGAAAAGTCAAGTCCAGTTGTCTTCAATGCTTCGTTAGTTCCTGCTTTAGTAAGAGCAGCTTGTTCAGATCGATCGAGATCCGGGAAAAAGTTCTCATAAAACTCGTCTTCTGTGCCTTGGAAACCAGCAGATTGAAATGTTTTGTACAGTTCAGTCTGCCCTTCAACAGTATCTTTAGGTTTGTAATCTTCTTCTCTTTGAATATAACTAACGCCCAATACTTCTTGCGTTGGTTTCTCTTTTTTCTCGTTTAGGTACTTAATCTGTTCTCTGATTTCTTGTGCCGAACCAGTCCTAACAGCTTCTGTAATGTAGTCCTTTAACTCTTCAATGGTTCCACCAAAGCTTTCAAGTCCGTACTTCTCTAATACTTCATCCCAAGTTTTTTTATCTTCTGGATTCAATCCTTTCAACATCTCATTAGCAAATTCTTCTGGCCTTAAGAACTGACCAAAAACCGTTCCTTGGGCCAACGCCTCTTCGTTAAGGGCTGGAAGAATTTGATTGTAGATGTAATCGCTTACTTTAGATGCATTCAAGATATCGTCGGCTGGATCGTAACCTTGACCTTGGCCTTTAACCTGGAAATGCATCCTGGCAAAAGCATCCTTGTCATTGATGTCCACACCAAAGCGATATGCTTGTGAGGTCCAGTAAGGATCTCCATTCTTGGCTGCTTCCCAATCGGCATTTACTGTGGATGCTTGTTTTGCATAAGTTTCAGTTCTTGCTTTATCTCCCGACGGGTTAAAGTAAAACTCTGCGTTAAAGTAACGTTCAGGAGTTTTACGAAGCTCTTCAATATACTGATTGGCTTTTAAATCAGCAACTAATTTTACAGCGTTAAGAATATCTTGGGTCTGGAAAGGGTTTTGTTCTGACTGACGAACGTCGAGATACTCAACGAACTCATTCATTGATTTGGATTCGTTGAAGCGAGGCATCAAATATTGATCAATAAAGTCACGCGCAAACTGTCCTTGCACTTTTACTCGTTCTTCTGCTTGCTCTTTTGTAAGTCCCAGCTCTAAGTCATCTTGGTATTTTTCTTTAAGTGTGTTATCAAACCATTGCTGCCAGTTATAAGTTACTTCATTGTTGATACCAGTAATTCCACGTAAAGATTTTTCTAAAGATTTTTGTGCTTTATCGCCACCCATGAACGAGAGTACGCCACCAACCCCAGAATCACCAAGAATTGAATTGGTTAAATCTTTGTTAATACCAGTAATTTCACCAAAAGAATCAAAGCCACTAAAGATGGCAAGCTCTTGCTCCATCCCTTTGGCTTTCTTCATTTGCTCAATTGTTTCTTTCAACACATCCTGGGTCAACGCACCAAAACGTTTAACGTCCACAATTGCTTTCTCACCGACAGCAGCGTTGAGTGCATCTTCTAACTCTGTAATTCCGTAACCAGCATTGATGTTGTATTTAAATGCAACTTCTTTATCTTCCGGCCGATCAGACATCCGGAAGAGAACAGCAAATTCATCCCGTTTGTTGAGGTCCAGGAAAAATTCTTTTCCTTTTGATTTCCAATAAGTGTCACCTGCTTTAGCTGCTTCCCAGGCTGCAGCAACCTCTGGAACCTTCAGAAGACGTTCTGTTTGTGTATCTGTGTTGACGCCAAGTTGAACTGTACGTGCTTGTTGTAACTCAGTATCAGTTGGCTTGCGTTCAACATATTGCTTTGCAGCAGCCAGTTCTTCTGTTTTGTTACCACGGGCACCTGCTGGCTTACCTTGTGTTGTGTAATGGTTTAAGTAAAAACCGTTCTCGCCGTAACGCTGAGTAATATCAATATCATCATTGGCAACAGCAGATTGCCATTGTTGAGCAGCGACTGGATTTTGTGCTTTGTAATAAGTAGCATCAAACACACCGTAAGGAGGTTTAGCTCCAAGATTTGAATCCCATGTTTGTAATTTGTTTTGAGTGTAAAAAGTTTTATAGTCATATAACATTGTGTTTTTAATTGAGTCTGCTTCTGCTTTGGAGAATCCTGCAGCCTCAAGACCTAGGTCTTTGTTTTTTAAAATATCTCTTTGTTTAACGTAATCTCCTCCTGCAGTGCTAGTTTTTACTTGGGCAAATAAATCATCCGCTTTATTTCGTGTATCTGCTTTTGCGGTATCTTGATTATATTCTTTTAGTTGTTTTTCGTAATTAGCTTTATCCTGATTAAAAATGTTGTTTAAATCCTCGTATACACGAGGATCCATCATTGCGGCCCACCCTTTTTGTATATTTTGATATGCTTGTTGATAATATTTTCCTTGACCAGATGCTCTACTAGTATTGTTCCAGTACCAATTATGGTCTGGAGCGGATGGCATTTCTGTTGGTTTTTGTTTATCTGTTTTCCATCTGCCTGTTGCAGGATCTTTGGTTAACGCCACATTAAACCGCCATCTGTAATGCTTCTAGTTGACAAGAAAAAATGTCGATAATTTCTTGTGACATCCAAGAACTAATTCTTTCCATCCTAGCTTGAGTAAAGAATTCTTGTTGTCTGTACCAGGTCTCTACTTCAGTACTGCCCTTGTTACTGTTGCAGCGACGACAAGCAGGGATCAAGTTGTTCCTATTGCTGGAACCTGATTTAAACCTTGGAATAATGTGATCCAGGCTTGTTGCTACGTCTTCGCAATAGCCACATTTGTAGTCCCAGGATTTGTAGATGTCTTCTTTGAATCTTTTCTTTGCTAACCTTGGAGTTACTTCGATCAGTAGGGCGAGTGGTGCGTTCTCGTCACTGAACATACTCTTTAGTTGCCGTTAACTTATTTTAAGATTGCTAAGCCAAAGCTCAAAGTTTAAGATTTGCTAAAAATCCTTGACCTGCATGGGTTTGTCGGTAGTGTATATCTGAACACTTCCTGTTCTTATGACTGCCTCTACCGGCTGGGTCACAGCTAACAAAGCGTGCGAGCTTCTTGGGCTCGACAAAAAACAACTCTTTAAGATGCGAGATGACGGCACCCTAAAACTAGGACCTCACTTCGCAGCCTTTAAGGATACGTTCTCACGGGACTCGTATCGTTGGAATGTGACTAGCGTCAGGAAAGCACTGCGTAAGCAAGGTATTGAATTTGCTGATCCACTTTCTTTGGCTGGTAAAAGTCCTTCCTGATTCGATAAGAAAGGATTAAGTCGGTCAAGTTTAAAGTAATTACTTTATTCTTGATACCAGCTTCAAGTTTCTCTTGAATTTCTTTAAAGCAGTTCTCAAGTTTTGAGGGCTGCTTTTCTTTTAGTTGAAAAAGGAGAACCCATTGTGGATGCATGGGACGAACTTTTTTCTTCTTTGAGTTGATATTGATTGTGTTGTCAGTGTTCCAGGTAAACCCTTTTAGTTCTTTAGGGTGTACACCGTAAGTAGCAAGCATACCATAGAGCCATGCTGCTTGTCCAAAAGACTTCTTGTGAAGAAGCTGGAAGTAATCGTCAACAATCGCCTGGTCAGACGGAGGGGGGTGTAGGTGCTTCATGGGTTGGTGCGTATGAGCTAACCAAACCTTAGACCTTACTTAGCCCAGGGACGCTGAAATGGACAAATCTTTTTGAGTCTTAATAGACTCAACATTAGTATACATTATGCAAACCTTCCTTAAAGCATCGTAAAGTTATTAATCGTGATCTGATCTGTTGCAATGTTAAATATTTTTTGCAGTATTGGATAAATCATTGGCGATTGACAGTTGTATGGAGGTACATCCATAACTGCCAACGCACGTTTGGTTTCTTGTAGTGTACGTGCCTTTGTTAAGTCTTCTTCTGTTTGTTTAACTAATCTTTGTTCCCATTTGACCATGCCATCTGGCCCTACAGGAAAATCAGATGGTTCAGGTGGGAATACTCGATCTCTAAACCTAAGTGCATAAATATGTTTGCAGTATCGCAACTCATCTAGAAGTGGCGTCCAGTTATCACTAATTGTCAAAATAATATCTTGTGGAACAACACTCGCATCCGTTTCAAATATTGCAGAGCTGTAGTCGTCGTATCCAGGCATGCCTTCTGCCTGTGAGCCAACCGTTGCAATATTACTTGTACTTCTTGTATAAATCATGCCAAAGTCTCGATACACTCCAGGATTATCACGCGTTGCTCTTGTATCTGTGATTGATTCACTTACGGTGTAATCCAACTCAAAACCCTGTGGCGCATATGTTTCAAGTACTCTGTTGACATCAGGTCGTGTCATCGCCCTATTATCAAGCTTCCCATCAGTTCTAATTTCTTCAAATCGACCAGGCTTAACTGAAGCTCTGGAACTTCGAGGAAATTGACGTTGATTATTTTTCCCGCCGTTTGAAATAAAAGAGTAATCCCGATGTGTAAAATCCTGGCAGGTACACGAATACCTGGATCCTGTTACTAGGTACCTACCAACTTCAAACCCTTGTGGTGATGGTGTGGTAAATATTGCATCAGGAGTTACATAAACGGAACCTGCTTTTTTAAAGGTGAGTACTCCCGTATTTTGGTTTATATTGACAACAACTGCCTGGACATAACCATATCGTCTTTGGTTCGCAGGATTGATCGTCTCTTTATCAATAAGAGGACCACCGTCAACAACAATACGGTCTTCAAAAATCTCTGTATTAGCAGGTTTTAATCCGTTGGGTTGTCCTGTTACGGGAATATAAAACGGAGGTGGCAATGGATTAGATGGGCTCCAAGAACCAGCTAACTTCACATACCAGTAGTTTGCGTCTTCCGTAACAGATTCAACAAATAGTTTTTGGGTGCTGACTGGATCTTGTACAGAGTCGGTACGAAAAGATCCTGCATAGCGCCAAATGGCCCAATGCATACCAAACTCTTTATTAGTTGTAGGAAAACCTACGAATGCACCAGAGATTGTGACTGGTGGGTTACCAGAAGTGGTTGTGTTGGGAACTGTGTAGGAGAAGGGGAACGTGTACTCACCGTTATAAGTAAGAGACGTTGCTAGTTCGTAACCCTTCCTCCACCTGGTCCAGGCTGATTCCCTATTTGCAGAGTAGATCGAATCCGGGACGCTACCCTTAGAAAACTCTGTGGTAATTGGTTTGATTTTATTCGGCGCTAAAGATTTAACTTCTTGGAAGTTACCAAAGCTACTTCCAATTTTTTTGGCCATCTTTAGAAGAAACCGCCTTGAGCGACGATGTGTGCACCAGGAGCATAACCAGAGATGTTAGGACCGTCCGGGAAGACGCCTACGTACAGCCTGTCGCCCCGTTCCAGGTACACACCCTTGTTACGCAGTGGAGCGGTCTCTCCGAGCCCTGTAGTGTTGCCTGCGGACATTGCTGGGGTGGCAATGATTGGCATCACGTCAGAACAATCAACATCTTGCGTATTACCTGGGACAGTTTTGGCGAACACAACCTTGTAATCACCAGAAGCAGGAACAGGCTGGGTCGTACCACGGGTGTGGTAAAACACAAAGGTTACTGCCGGTTGATTACCGTAGTTAACGCCGTTGTAGGTGAAACCATTAACCAATCCACCTGAGTAGTGGAGAGCTGTATTCACCCCTGTAAGAGTGGCCGCGCCAGTGTAAGTGTAATAACCAACCCCACTTCCAGCACCACTACCAGTGAGTATGCCTGTAGCAGTAATATTAACGATCTGTCCACTTACAAAAGAAACAATAGTACCAGAAGTAGAAGCACTTACCGTGTAATCCGGATCACGGTAGAAATCATTGCGGATAATTTTAACCGAGTCGACGATACCACCACTGTTATTATCTTCGCTAAGCGTGGCGTCCATGTCCACAAGAATTGCCGGGACCTGACCACCCTGCACAAAGAGAGTGTTTGCAGTTGCGTTACCAACAATCTGAGTAGTGACGCGAACCGAATCGTAAAGAGGACGGTCTACGAAAACGGGCTGCTTATTTGAAGAACTTGAGGACATTTACTTACTCAAACTTTTATTTTCAATTATAGGCGAATTAAGCACCCATGTAAGATCTTAGGTTACCAAAAGGTGTATCTGGTAATTTAGGCATTAAAGCTTCTGGATTACTTTGCAAAGCTAAAAAAGTTTGAAACGAAGTTCCATCCTCATCTTCTTTCCTCGATTGAAACTTCCAGCGTTTGCGATTGACGTAATCTGTCCGCAACTGTGGATAAAGTTGATAATCACTTAACCCGGCAGAATAGATGTCTCCGGGTAGATAATCGTTGCTATCAACGTATTCAGAAAACCTAGCCATCAGACCTCCTCCTCTTCCATTAAACGGTTTGCGAAAGCCTGAAGATAAGATTGTGGATCAGGAATTGTGTTTAAAATTTCGTCGTAACCAGAGAGAGAACTTTGGGGCTGAAATATAGTACCCAAACGGGTGTTTTTAATTAAATTTAACAGGCCAGCGCCAAGGCCATTTCCCTGTTCTCTAGGCTTTGAAGCTGTTGTAACAGGAGGAAGCGGAGGGGCAGCAGGAGCCCCCTCTAATAACTGACTACCTTGTTTTGCAATTGCAGGACTTTGATTAAAGTAAAAGTTACTACGTCCTGGAACAGGAATGTAATCTCCTTTCTTTGGTCCAGCAGAAAGGGCACGGAACGATTCGCCCACTTTACCCATGTGTGATCGCACAATTTCAGGGTTATTAATCATTGCCTGAATGCGATCAAACTCTGATTTGCCACCTAGAATTTTGGCGCCAAAAGCAGGATCGCCAAGTTGTTGCATGTTGATGCCACGATCCAAGATCGCAGCAAATTGACCTGGCGAGGTGGCTATATTGCGAATATCTTTTCCTCCCCATTTACCGCTCAGCCTACGTTGAAGAGTACTAGCGGTTACAGCAGCAGGATCGGTACTACCTGGACCACGGTAACCCTCAAGTCCAGAAAGAACTGTTAAAGCGTTCAGCTCTTCTGGCTTAAGTCCAAAACGTTGTTGAACAGTAAAGGGTGCCATTTCAGTTTTTACCTTATTCTCCTACCCAATTTGAATCTGCCTTGAGACCGGGAACAAATACTGCTTGTAGAGCTGCAATAAGACTGAGCTTGGCAGTAAGTCGACGGACAAAATTACGGCAGAGAATCATTAGGATAATGCAACAACACTGGCCTCCGTAGATTCAAAGATCTGTTATCCAGTTGGTGGACTTACCCACAATTGTGGTGCCAAGTAACCCTAGTTTATCAAAGGGTTATTTTATGCGGCTTTCAAACGCTTTTTTAAGAAGCGCAAGTTGAGTTTGGCTAAGCTCTTCTTGACTCAAAAACTTGCGTGGATCGGTGAACATCTCTGTTGCACCAGGGATTGGGGTGGATTTAGCAAAGACTTCAGAAGCACCAAATTGAGGAGCTGCTGGAGTTGGGATGCCAGTAAGTGGAGTTTGTGGTTGGAACCCAGCCATTGCTCCTGGTACTTGATCCATTTTGTTGGCATACTGCATGTCACCAGTCTGTGCCTGGAATTGACCCAAGGGACTTTGGGACATGACAGCAGAAGTTGCTTGTGTGTAACCAAGCTGACCTGGCTTTAGTTTCTGTGCCAACTGTGGGTTTGTAGTGGCCCAGATCTCAAGACCAATCTTTTCTTTATCTTCTGGACTAGCGGTGTTATATGCTTTGGTCAGCTCAGCAACACGATACTTTTTAAACAGAGGATCTTGCTCTGTCATTTGAGCTACACGTGAACGTTCTTGATTTTGTGCACGTTGTGCAGGAGTGTCAGTCAAAGAAGGTGGGGGCTCTTTTAAAACAGGTTTTGGGTTAGCACTAGGATTCCAATCAGATGGGCCATATTTACCAGTTTGAATTGCATTAAGGGGTTTTTGAATTGGACCACCGTAAGCTGGTGCATAGCCTTTATTAGGCAAAAGCCCAGCCTTTCGCATTTCAGTACCAAGTGTGAAAGATGTTTGCAATAAAGGATCTAAAAAAGAAATTTGAGAACTCCCTAATGACTTTAATAAAGATAAAGGATTCATTACCGATAGTTCTCCGCTAAGAAAATATTAGAGCCAACAGATACGTCAGCAGGTCCAGGCATAGCCTGAATAAATTCAGCACCTGAGCGTTCGTAACGGTAACGAGCCTGGAAAGGATCCTTGTAATTGGGAACGTAAAGAATGTGGGCAAGTCGATTTGTCTCATAAAGATAAATCTCGTCCCAGGTCTTCAGTGCTTCCTTGGCATTACTAGATCGGATGGTACGATCCACGTCACCAGCAATGTTCTCAACCCTTGTAGAAGGCGTGGTTGCAACCTCAGTTTTCTTTTCAGCCGTATCGCAACGATCGATCTGAATAATAATTTTACTGTAAAAATATGAATCAGGTACCGTGTTCATAGCTTCTTCCAAACGGGCATAGTCACCTGCTGGAACAGAAACCACGTAGTAACCTAGGTGATACCTGACTCTACTTTTATCAAAGTCACTGAGTTTCACAAACTACACCCATTTACTTAACATTATAAATTCAAACAATCAACTAAACATTTGCATTGCTTGTTCTGGAGAAATGTAGCCAGCCTGGGGAAGATTAACCAGGTTTGACATTTCTTGTTTACGTTGTAAGGCTTGGTTTAAAGCTTGTGATATCAACATATCTTTTAATGTTGGTTGCTTACCAACACCAAGAGCTTCTAGCAATTTATTAACACTATCTTCATTATTTGTTTGTGTATCACCAGGGAGTTGTGGAGCTTCAGGTACGGTTGTGGATTCTAAAGCAGACGCCGTTTCCGGTAGTTTGCTCATATGAAACACGTCTAATTTGTAAGGTCCTGTATGAAGAGTAGAAATGTTTCCTGCTCTACCTACGTTTGCAAGACCTTGAACCTTGCCGCCACCCATGAAACGTAAGTCTGTACCAGTTGGAAAACTATAATCTTCTCCTTGATGAGCAACATTTTTAGCGCCAGTGACAGGATGGATTGCACGCGTACCCATGCCTTCAGTTAAAGCAATGGCTGGGTTTAATTGAAATCTACCTCCCAATCCTTGACTATACATTTGCTGCCAAGTTTCACTTCCTGGCAAACGAAATTGAATTTTTTGTCCAATATCTGCACGTGCTTGAGATAAACCATAGCGTTTACCGTTTTTAATGACTTCAAAGTGACCATGAGGACCTGTTACTCCCCCTGATGCACCTGTTTTGCCCATGTAGACTGAGGGTCCTATTGACATTATCTTTTTCTTTTTATTTTAAAACTAAAAAACCCCTGATTACTCAGGGGCTTGTAATTGGAGATGTTAGTTATACACGTACCAGGTCTGCGGCGAATACAGAATCCCAATCAACTCTTTTGATTTGGCGTAACTGCTCGAGGTTGTTAAATCTTTCACCAGACAGGGACAACTGAAGGTCCTTGATTTCTCGAGCAGTCTTCAAACCAATTCCTTTGATGTGGTCTGCAATCATCTGTGCAGTAGCACCGTTGATATTAAGACGTGTATCAGGCGGGAAATTGCGAGGTTCTTCGTTTGCCGCTTTATCTTTTACCTGCAAAGTCTTAACTTTTTTAGTTGCAGACTCGTCGGGTTCAAGTTCAGTTTTGTAAGCGGTGTAAAGGCGACCGTCCTGATCTTCGACCATGAACCAATCGCCTTCATCCCACTCACTAATGATTCGAACTCGAGCACCGGTTTTTTTATGACGATGCAGGAGCAGTTCTGCGGCAACAGACATAGGACCAAGAAAATACCTGGTCCTAGTTTAACTCAGTTACTCACAATACGGTTGACGAGATAGGCTTCGATATCGTTGTAGCCAGGAGCTTCATCCGGCTGGATGTAGCAGACTTCAACCACGAAGTAACCAGTACGACCGGCAGCTTTGTCATCTGCAGAAATGTACCAGCCAGCAGCCGTGCCAGAAGTGACAGTAGATGCGGTCCGGGTAAAGACTTTATAGGTAGCTGCAGCAGTGTGAGGCTTGTAGACGTTGCCATCGGTAAGGCCGGCAGCACCGCTAACCACGGGCACAGGAACAGCAGCAACAGCAGCAGTACCAGCAGCAAAGAAAACTTCGCCTTCTTGACTACCAGAAACGGTGGACGACAGGTTGACCTGGGCCACACCTTCACCAGAAGCTGCGCTGGAAACAAGGCCAGTAGCGAACGAGATCACGCGGCCAGTGGTGGTATAAACACCGGAAGCAACGCGACCATCACCCCAACCCGAAGCAACCGACATCGCAGTGCGATACACGTAGATGGGATAAGTGGAAGAACCACTGATCACCATACCGGTGATGTCAGTACGGGTGTCGTCTTGACGATAGGGGGAAGGAACGATAACGCTACCAGAAGCAACGGCGCCATCACCAGAGGTGTTGGTAACAGCAACGTAACCGCGCTGCTGGAAGTAACGATAGCCAGGGATAGCAAGAACCGAAGTAGGGCCTGCTTCCGAGCCGTCGTTAGTACCGCTGTAATCGGTATCAATATTCTTGTACCAACCGTTAAGAGGCTCTGCCCAGTTACCGGGGTAGATTTTTTTAGACGAAAGGTAGGACATTTATTTCTCCTTTGTGTATGTTTACGTTATAAATCAGACAATACCGTCATCAGAGACAAAGCTGTAAGCAGTGGTGATGAAGTCTTTGTTCAGCACTTCAAAGCCAGCGTACAGTTGCCAAATCAAGATGATGAAACGGCTGAAGTCATCGTTGTTATTGATGAGCACCTGAGCGTTCGGACCACCGATACCAACACCAACGGCCTGGGGACCGAAGAAGAAGCCCTGAGCAACGTCTTGGTTGGAGTAGGAAGCAGGAGTAGCGAAGCTAGCCGAGATTTGCTTGTTGGGGAAGTTGGTCGATTCGAAGAACTTCACGCCTTCAAACTGAACACCAGTCGGCATCACAGGCTCACCAGCCAGGAAATAACCCTGACCAGCTTGGGGACCCATGTAGAAGCTGGCGTTGTTAGGCATCATGGGGTTACCCATGTACATGCCTTGACCAGGATTACCGGAGTAACGAGCGATCTCACGGAAGTCGGAGTCACGACGCAGGTGCATCATGAACACGGGATCGCAAATGCAGCGATACAGACCGTCAGCGAAGGTAGGAACGTTGCGCTTACGCAGGTCCTTAACAACATTCAGCAGGTCAGTGCGGACAGAGAACTGCTGCAGGTCAGCAGTGTACTCAGTGGCAGTGTAAGTAACTTGACCAGAAGAGTTCTTGGTCTTACCACCAGGGAAGTAGTAACCGCCCTGGGTGCTGGAAGCGGCACCATTGGCTTCTGCTTTGGACAGTTCGTCAATGAAGACGCGGTCACGCCAACGACGATAGTCATCCAGCAGGGTGAGGCTACCGATCGACTGGTGGAACATGTTGAGATTACCGGTGTCCAGCAGAAGGCGCTGAGCGGTAATCAGGGTTTCGCGAGCAATCTTAAAGGTCGAAGGCTGGGTCGGATCGCCGGGATCAGCAGGACCGGTGTATTCGTTAAGCACCACCAGGACTTTTTCCTTGGTGATGTTACGGCTATTAGCGGTACCGATCGTTTGGTCAGCCACACGAGCACGGCTGTCCTTGGTCCCAGGGTTGCCCCAGAACTTATAGCGATCAAGTTGAACGGTTTGACCAGGTTGGCGAGTAAAGTCGTG